AGCGAATTATCGCTTGTGAGGGATCCCCCCTACTCTTTCGAGTAGGGTATTCTCGTGTCAAACCCATCTCCACCGCCTCTGAAATCATAGGAGGTCTGGCAAAACATATAATATTACTTGGACTTGTCATCCAAGCGGTATTGTATTGTAGAGGACACTAAAGAGTTGAATCAATTACTTTTCTACCCGAGGGTAGGAATTGTATTTAATTCTTAGACATGGTAGCATACTTTCCTTTAGGCACTAGGGTAACCCCCTAGTGTGTTTAGGTCTGTGAGAGGCTGGGCCTGCTCGTTCATTGTTAAGATGGTTCTTACCTTGAAACTGTTAGATTTCTTAATAATCACGCATCTCGAAGTACCACCTCCCGGGCAAAACTATGTCTGTAAGTACAGGCGTAGTCACCCAATGGGATTCAGGTCGTGCAAGGGGTTGTGTTGAGGGAATCTAATAGACCAAAAGTGGTCCTTTCGAATATGAGTTTTAGCACAGCTAATTTTAATATCTTACACATGTCTAAATCAATTAAACAACAATTCAATGGAGCCGTAACTATAAAGGACCGAGAGGTTTCTTTATGGTTGCGGGCTCTATTATTTGTGTGTTCAGTAGATAAAGATTTGCGTGAAGATTATTACCAACTGATGAACCGAATTAAGGCACTTCAGAAACAAAGTGGAAACACTTGGTTAGTGAAGTATCTTAAAGAGGCAAATCGTTTAGTAATGGTCTGGGTTTCCCAGGATATCGAGTACCGTAAAGGTACTGTTTTATCTATAGGAATCCCCGTTAAAATTAAAGGTGGCCTTCCTTGTATCATACCCACCCGTCTCCGTCGTAAGATGGAGGCTGGATGTATGAAAACGGTGAAGGTTTGCTTGACTGTGCTTAATCTGTACAGGATTTGGCAGTGTCCACCCGTTCTAAAGTTAGAAACGATAACCGATCCTTTTAAAGGGATCAGTGAAACGTTACCAATTATGGAACTTAAAGTGGTTTGTAAAGAACTACCTTTATCTGGGAAACCAAATAAGGGTGAGTTGCTAAACTTAACGACTGCTGGACCTAACTACAAAATCTCATCTTTAGGAGCGCCGTTTGATGCCTTTCACTTTGCCATGAAGTCTGAACTCTTAGCGGCTTTTGAAGCCTATGCTAGGAGTACAGATAACATGACTCTTCTTCATTCACTGGAAGAAGAATGTGCAAGAATTCAAACTTATGTGCGTTCCGAATGGATGAGATGGGTATCGCCCAAACCTTTAATGCTCGGTAAGCTTGCGAAGAAATTCGAAGCTGCCGGGAAAGTAAGGATTTTCGCGATTACAGATATTTGAACTCAATCTCTCTTTAAACCTCTTCATGACTGAATTAACTCGGGTTTATCCCTTGTTAAGCAGGATGGTACTTTCAATCAACTCGCGCCATTGAAGTTCTTAACTGGCTCTTTTAGAGTCAGTTATGACTTATCAGCTGCTACAGACCGTCTTCCTTTAGCTCTTCAAGTACAAGTACTAGGTTTAGTTCTTGGACAAGAAGCGGCTATGGCATGATCAACTCTTCTAAAAGATAGAGATTGATACTTGCAAGAAGATGGAAAGTGAGTACCATATCGGTACGCAGTTGGTCAACCTATGGGTGCTTACTCGTCGTTTCCGATGCTTGCTCTAACACATCATGTGATAGTTCAAGTAGCGGCTCGTCGAGCTGGCTGAACCAAATGGTTTGACAACTACGCTCTCTTAGGTGATGACATTGTCATTGCCGATCCTAATGTCGCTCCACATTATCTTTTGATAATGAGAGACATACTAGGAGTGGAGATCAATTTGTCAAAGTCTCTATGATCTACAATCGGTGCTATGGAATTTGCGAAAAGGTTGTACCTTGGCGATATAGACGTTAGTCCTATATCTCCAAAAGTATTACTTTTAGCAGTCCGTAATATCTTTTATTTACCAGATCTCATACGAGATATGGTGGACAAAGGATTTGAGATTGACACAAGTTCCCTTCTAGCTTTAGCACGAAAACCTCACACCTTCAAAGGGTGTGGTAAGATTAACGTGTATAAAGCTGTCTGAAGTTGTTTTATCCCTTTCGGAATTCTTAACGTAAGCCCAATACGGTTTCCCGACATTGGCTCAATGCGTTATGATTTATTGTACAAAATCCGAGATTTTATCTTAGATTATGCACATACGTCATTGAATTCTGCAATGGAGCGATCACATCAGGCTAAAGATAGCTGATATGATGCTCGAGAGCAAGAAAGGGGGGGGTTACCAGGCGAGGTTATTATCGAGCTTCCATCCACAAAGGCAATAGATTCCAAGATTCTTGGAGTTCCGTTAGCCAATGTGTTTGACTCACGATTCAATCCACATATAAATTTATATAGAGGAGTGACTAATGAGGATGAGCTTTGGTTTTACATCTTGCCGTGACTCCAGGAGAACATTGATAAAATGTCTGCACCAGAGTTTACTGTACTAGATATTATGGGTCCTAAGGAACAGAATAAATCCCATGGCCAGATGGCATGGAATTTCTGATCTATGGTCCATAAAACAGATACAAGTTTACCTAAGATTAAACGTCATTTCAGACGCAAATCTAAGTCTACTGACAAGCGTAAAACGCAACACAAATAAGAGGCGCCCGTCCTTTAACAGGGCGTTACCTTAAAAGGTGCGATAACATCAAGCCGGGGTAGGTAACTATAGAG